CATCCTCGGGATCCCAGGTCGGCCGCGGCTTGTCGGTGGCCACGCAGACGAACTCGCCTTCGAAGAACACGTACAGCCGGCTCTTGTCGTGCGGGTCGAACCGGACCGTGACCCACTCATCCACAATGGCCCGGTGCACCAGGTTGTCCATCCGATAGAGGGCGTCGTGCCAGAACCAACGGTTGAACATCTTGATGCCCTGGTCGCTGACCCGCCGCCGCTCCTCACGCATCGTGAGCAGCTGCCATGCCTTGAGGGTCGGAACGCCGATCCGGGCGGCCGGCAGCTCGGCGTAACGCTGCGCCGGCGTCTTGCCGTCCATCCCGTCGCCGGTGTGCTGGTGCTCTGTGTTGTACCAGCGAGCGAACTCGGCGAAGGCGATCTCCAGCTCCTCGAAGGTCGGGAGCTTGCCCTCCGCGGCGAGCTTCTTCTCATCCAGCAGCTCCGGCCTGGCCATGACGTTGTGGCCGGTCCAGGCAAAGAAGCGGTCGAAGCGGTAGGACAGGATCTTGAAGAACGACTCGACCGGCTTCTGCCACGCGGCCTCGACCTCGGCGGTGCGGTGCTTGATGCCGAGATCCTTGAGCGTGCCGGTGACCACGTGGGAGCGGAAGTCCTGGCCGTTGTCGGTGAGGAACCATTCAGGCACAGACGGCTGGAATGGCGATCCACAGTAGATCGAGGCATGCAGCGCCTGTAGGATCGAATCGGCGGTTGGCGCCGTGGCGAGCTTCCATCCGAGGAGCCCGCGGCTGGCGCCCTCGATGATGCTCGTGATCCAGGGGCGCACCGGCTTGCCGGTTCTGGGGTCGATGACGAAGAAGTCGAGCTGCCGGTGGTCGGCTACCCAGTACTTGTTGCGGACCTCGGGCGCTGCGATGGTGTTCTTCGGCAGCACCTCCTTGCGGAGCGCCGACCGTCCTTCCCGGCCGGCGGCCCGCTCGACCGCGGACAGGTCCTGCGAGACGATGCGGTAGAACGTGGCCCGGCTCGGGATGGACCAGCCCATCTCCTGGGCCTTCGGCTTGTAGATGTGCTCGACGACTGCGGTTACAGGGAGCTGGTTCTGGCTGTTCCAGGCGGCCAGGAAGAAGTCTCTGGCCTCGGGCTCGATGCTGGTTCGACGGCGCATGCCACGCTCGTCGAACTTCGAACGCATGGTCTTGGCGGCCCCTTCCAGGGTGGGTGTTGATGACTGGTTGTCACTGGCCACGGCCATCCAGCGGTAGAGGGTGGACAAGCCGATGCCTCGTGACGTGGCCAGGGCCCGGAGCTTCTGGGTCCGGTTGGGACCTGTGATGGCCCGGGCGGCCTGGATGATCTCCAGCCGGTCGGCCGCCACCAGCACGGCGGGACGGCCGCCCTTTGCGCGGAACGTACCGAGAGAGATCGGAGAGGAGACGGCCCCAGCTGCCGAGCTGGTCGCCGGGAGCGATGAGGCAGGAATCATGTAGACCTGGCCGCTGCGTCCACCGCGCTTCCCGACGGCGATTGTCGCAGGGATCGTGCCGGCAGTGCAGTGCCGGCGTACCGTGCTGGGGTGTACGCCCAGGCGCTGGGCGAATTCTCGCACCGTCAGCAGGCCAGCTGCGCTCATCGCTCCACCTCCTCTCCTGTTGGCCCGTTGCTACTCTGCCGTGAAGTGGGTAAGCTACTGCGCCTTCTTGTGCTGGCAGCCTCTCTCGTGTTCGCTCCGGATCGAGAGCGCCACCACGTCAACAGGGACGTTTAGTGCGCGAGCCAGAGCAGCCAACTTGTCCTCGCTGAGCTGGCTCTTACCAGCAAGGGCAAGGCTGAGGTGTGCCCGGCTCATGCCCGCACGCTCGGCCACCTGCTTGTCGGAGTCAAACCCTTGCTGGCGTCGGAGCTGGCGGAACGTGAGGGGGCCGATGCTACCGATGGACATGACATCACCTCCTTGCTCCCGATTCTAACACACGTTCAATGCGGATTGCAATACCTCTCTGCTGCCGATCCAAATACGGAACGCACGTTCCGGCTGGATGCGGAGCAAACGAGTGTTTAGAATGTGAGCAGGAGTGTGCTGAGCGCGTTAGGAGGTGAGCGATCTGGTGCTGAGTCTAGCGGCACGAGTACGGAGGCTCCGCGCTCACCTTGGGATGTCTCAGCGTCAACTGGGTGATGCTGCTGGCCTCGGTTACTCCACGATCGCCCAGATCGAGCAAGGAATCAGAACGGAGCTGCGCCCACGCACCTTCGAGAAGTTGGCCATGGCTCTCAACGTCCATCCGGCCTACTTCACCACCGATGACCCTAAGGAGTTCATGAAAATCCGGTTCTCAAGCATGACCCCAGAAGAGGTGATGCGCTGGCAGGAGATGGACCCGAGCCAGCGCTGGGAATGGGTCATCAACTCGATGTGGTACTACTGGGGCGATGACTGGACCGTAACGGCCGTGGCTGAGAGGCTAGGTATTAGTGCCGAATCCTTCGAGAAGATGTTGTCAGGAGAATGGGAGATCTCCAACGCAATACACCAACAACTCTCGGCCATGACCGGAGTGCCTATGTCCACCGTGCTGTCACCGGACGACTCGATCTCGGACGAGATCCTGCTGCGCTACCGCCAGGCGGTGATGGCAGCCTTCCGAGCGGGACTGAGCCCACAGCAGTTGGAACAAGCCGTGACCTTCCTGTCCTCGATTCGTCAAGAATGACAGAAGACCAGTGGTCTGTGGACCACTGGTCTTCTGCTTGCCCGCTCGTGCCCGAACACGTGCGGGCAGTCGTCTGGGTACGGGAAGATTGTCGACGCTACCCTAGTCGGTAGACCCTTACCTTGTTCAGTCCGGTAGGGCGGTCAGCTGGGAGCCCGCTTTGGTCACTTGTCGACCAACGGAGTGGACGGGGCCGAGCAGGTGCCCTCGTCGCCGCCGCCAGTCCCGCCAGGGCCAGGGCCACATGCACCGGCAGGCAGTGCAGTCGCACTGACGACGAGCAGGGCGGCGAGCAGGAGCATCAGGATTCGCCGCACTTCTGAACCTCCTTCCGCAGCTCCTGGATGTAACTGTACAGGGGAGGCGACTGGATCGTCTGAGCAGCTACTAGAGCTGCGCTCAGGAAGCCGCCGCGATCCCTAGTTGGAACCATGCTGGCGAGCAGCAAGTAGAGACGGGCGATCTCTTCGAGGACGCTGCCGAACCGGTCGACGGTCGTGTACAGCAATCTCACTGCTGCCATGGCCTGCGTGAATGCAAGCCCCTGGTCGCCTGTGACCTTCGAGATCCGCGCCCTGACTCCCATCACATATCCCCGGAGACACGGCAGTGTCACTGCTTCCAGGTTTGCACGGGCGCTCTCCAGTTCGCCGAGCTCGACCAGGTACTCGGCCAAGTCCACACGCAACCGTTCAACCCGTTCGGCATCCGCTGAGAATATCCCGATGGCCTTCTGGAAGCACTCCTTCACATCGGCAGCGGGTGCGCCCATCTTCCAGAGTATGTGCGCCTGCAGCTCATACGCGGCTCCGTCGAACGGCCTGACGTCCTGGCCGAAGTACTCCTCCAGCCACCTTGAAGAATCGTGAAGATCCCCAACTCGAAAGAGGGCAGTACCGCCGTTGATCAAGCATGCGGCCAACGCGCGGCCGGTCAGAAGAGGCTTGACCTGACGGAACATCTTCACGGCATCGCTGTACGCTGCCGTGTAGAGGTACGCTTCAGCCAGTGCACGCAACTCGCCCGGGTCCGAGCTCGATCTAATCGCGTTCTCGTGCTCAAGAATGGTACCCCAATCTCGCTTCTTGAACGCAGTTTCGACCTCTAGGCGCACACTCATCACCTCGTTGTCGACGTGCATCGGTATACGGAGCGCGCGGCCATTCGTATCGGGAGCATGCCTCCTTCTCAGTATGCTGAGAATACCCACCGCCGTCAACTAGTAGTTGGCACTCTTCCGAACGTATGTAGAGACGGGCCTCACAGGGAGCTGGCTTGTCTTATTAGTATGTAATTCGTCAAGACATGTGGTGATCATGTCCATTGTGCTCGGCTCATCGAGCATTCGTCAACCTACCGCATGGTAGCATGGCTATACGGTAGGTGGTGCAAATGCGGGCACACCGCAATATCTCTGGGGACCGCATCAAGCAGGCACGGGAGCTCCGTGCCATCACCCAGGAACAGCTTGCAGCTAGGTTGGCCCATGAAGCTCATGAGTCGGGTGTGCTAAGCGGATGGGTTCCCAGCCGCCACATGATCGAAAGGATGGAGGCTGGCGATAAGGTCGTTACTGATGCCCACCTGTACCTTCTAGCCCGCGTTCTGGCGACAGATCCAGGTTGGCTGATCGGCCTTCCCGGCAGTCGACCACCAAAGACGAAGTGAGGACCGCTTCCAAGCATCTGGAGCGGTCCTTCTTGTTTGCCGAAAAGCGGTTCCTACCACTAACATCGCGAGTCAGAATAACCCAGCCCACAGAGATTACACAATGCCCATAATGTCCCCTGTTTCGAAGAACGCACACGGTTTACACAACGTGGAAACCGTGTATCCCATGCCTGCTTGTCGGTCCACTATGCTGGGCTTGAGCGGCACGGACACCTGGGCGCAACGCCCCACATAGTGTGGTTCTAGTGACCCACGCCGCTCGGCGTGGGTTTCTGCTTGACCCCATCCGGCTGGACTGCCGCTCAACTCTCCGGCCGGTGAGATAGGGTAGTCGCCGAGCTGGCCGCCGGCGATCAGGGCGAGCCCGTGGGGGCACCCTGAACCCATTCCTGTGAGCCCGAGCAGAGTGCGGGGCAATAGTCAGGTGGCACTGGTAAGGCCCGCCTGGCCGGCGTAACCGGCCGCCACCCGGAGCAGCTAGGTGCAGGACGGGACCGGCTCATACCCGTCCGGGCGGTTCAATTCCGCCGGCTCCACCACAATCAGCCCTTTCGGCACCGGTGCCGCAAGCCGGATGCGACCGGACGCAGCCTCGCCGGGTATGCGCATCACATCGGTAACCCCGCAGCTGCGGACACGCACAGAGCGGTTACAGCGAGGTTGGCCCCCTTCCGGCCGGTGCCGATCCCCATTCCACGAAGGTGAGCGATGGAGGCGAGAACGATGGTTCGCAGCGCTGGAACAGCGAATGAGCCCCTGGCGGCCGTGGTGATCGGCGGCGTGCTCCATCATGTGCCGGCGTCCCAGGTCGAGATCGAGACCGAGATCGAGAAGGGCGTGCAGCTGGAGGCCGAGATCAAGGAGTTGCAGCAGCGGCGCAGCTCCATTGGCGAGTCCAAGGAGACTCTGATTGCCGCGTACCACGCCGAGATCAACAAGTTGGAGGAGGAGCTGCGGCTCGAGCGCGGGCCCGTGGACTCCCAGATCGCCACTAAGCAGGCGGAGCTGGAGCGGGTGAAGGGCCGGCTCTATGAGTTGATGGAGCCTCGGATGGGCGAGCAGAAGTCGATGAAGTTCACCGGCCTGGCCGGCTCGATCGAGGTCGTCCGGACGCCCAAGATCGAGGTGCCCTCCGAGAACATCGGTGCACTCCGCAAGCTCCTGGGCGACGCGTTCACCACTGCCTTCGAGGTGACCGAGAAGGCCAAGGCCCTGTCGCCGGCATTCACCCTGCTGAAGACCCTGAAGGGCAGCAGGCTGGCCAAGTTCCAGCAGCTGGTGAAGGCCACCACCTCCGGCCGGGTCCGGTTCCTGAGCTAGGAGGTGCACCATGCCGGAGTGGCTGCCCGTGGCGGTGACCATCGCTATCTTCATCGCCACTACGATCAACGGCATCATCGGGTGGGCGCTGAAGGAGCAGTGGAAGCGGCTGGAGGCCCTGGAAAGGGGCCACGGAGAGCTTCGCGACGACCTGAACGAGCTGAAGGCTCAGCTTCCCTTCTTGTACGTGACGCGCGAGGACTGGATCCGGGCCCAGACAGCGGTGGAGCGGAAGCTGGACGACATTCTGAAGGAGCTCTGGAAGCGCAACAACACTGCGCCAGACTCCCCTGGAGGTGACGACTGATGGATGTTGACCGGAACGCCGTTCTGCAGAAGGCCGCCCAGAACCGGAGCCTCCGCGGGATGATCCTGCTGATCCTGGCCCGCAGCGTGGGCCGCCCGACGATGGTCCGGATCGTGGAGCAGGCCGTGATGTCGGCCGGCGGCAACGTGTCCGACACCGACGACCTCATCTACTACCTGGAGTCAAAGGGGTACGTGGAGCGCCGGACGCCCGAGGAGCACAAGGTTCCCGGGATCGGCGACACCCTCGTGATCACCGACAGAGGCATCGACCTGGTCGAAGGGACGACGGAGGACCCAGGGGTGACGTTCTGATGGCCAGGACGAAGAGCGACCGGCGGCGGCACCACAAGGTTGAGCAGCTCCCGGCCGAGATCCGGCAGCTGGTCGACCAGATGCTGGCCAAGGGCCACACGTATGCGGAGATCGTCGAGGCAGTCCGGGCCGCCGGCGAGTCCATCGGCAAGAGCTCGGTCGGGCGGTACTACTCCAAGTACGCCGCCGCTGCTGAGCGGATCCAGAGGGCCAGAGAGGCCATGGCCTCCGCCATCGACTTGGTGCGCGACCGTCCTGACACCGACCTCGGCCAGTTCGCCAGCGCGATCATGATGCAGTCCCTGGCCGACCGCCTGACGCAGGCGACCGCCGAGGACTTCGAGTCGATCCCGATGGAGAAGGTCGGCCGGATCATCGCCGATCTGCAGAAGGCCGATGTCGCTCGGGAGCGTCTGAAGCTCGCCCACTCGAAGGGCGTGGAGGCGGCCATCGCCATCGTGAAAGCCCAGCTGCGGGCTGAAATGGGCGGTCGTCGGGATCTGCTGAACCAGCTCTACTCGATTGTGGACGCCGCTGGGGAGAAGGCGAAAGCCGAGGTGAAGTGAGGTGGACTTCCCGCTGCTCCGGGAGCTCCTGGGCGAAAAGCAGGGTGACTTCCGGGAGTTCTGCCTGAAGCACATCGTCCTTGACAACGGCAAGCCCTATGACCCCTATGCCAGGCCGTGCATGCGGGCAATCACCGACCAGCTCTTCATCCATCCGCACATCGCCATCGAGAAGGGCGAGCAGACCGGCTTCAGCACCAAGTTCATCGCCTATGACCTGTACCTGACCGACCAGCTGCGCCGCAACGTGATCTACTTCCTCCCGACCGACGAGTTCGTCGGGCTGTTCACCCCGACTCGCTTCGATCCCATCATCGAGCGGAGTCCCTACCTGAAGAGCCGGCTTCAGAATACCGACAACAAGAGCGCCAAGCAGATCGGCAACAACTTCCTCTACATACGCGGCCTCAAGTCCAAGTCCGGCGCAATCTCGGTTCCGGCCGACGTGATCTGCTTCGACGAGGTCGCACTCACCGACAAGGCCAACCTGGAGCTGGCTGAGGGCCGAATCTCGGCTTCCGACCTCGCCTGGCGGCGGTACTTCTCCGCCCCTCTGTTCGAGGAGGACAACATCGACGAGATCTTCCAGCAGTCCGATCAGCGCCAGTGGGTGATGACCTGCCCGGCCTGCAACCGGGAGCAGGTTGCCGAGGAGCACTTCCCCGACAATCTGGTCAAGCCGAAGGGACAGCATGCGTTCGTGGCCTGCTACCACTGCGGCAAGCCGCTGGATGTGGGCAACGGCCGCTGGGTGGCCAAGCACCCCGAGCGCACGGAGCGGCTCGGCTACCGGGTTCCCCAGCTGATCATCCCGGGGATCAACCTCGACCTGGCTTACGACCGGACGCAGGATGCGATCCGCCGGCCCAGCCGGATGGCCCAGGTGATGCGCTCGGTCTGCGGGATCCCCGCAGCGGGCGACATGCAACCGCTCTCCGATGCGATTCTCACCCGGGCGGCCAGCTACGACCCCTATCCGCTTGCCACCTGGAGCGAGCAGCCCACCTTCATGGGGATCGACATGGGCGACCTCTGCCACATCGCCATCCGACAGCCGGCAGGCCCGGGGCGAGCTCGCTGGATCTGGTTCGAGGTCGTCTCCGCCGAGGACGTGGTCGAGGTGGCCGCCAGGCGGGAGCAGGAGTTCAACGTGGTCAGCACCGTCGTGGATGCCATGCCCTACAAGACCGAGAGCAAGAAGCTCGTCAGGGCCCTCAAGCGCCAGGCGGCCATTCACTACTTCCGGGGCACTGAGACGAAGGAGGGCACCGAGGGCGACGGCGATCGGGCGGTGGACGTGGTGACCACCGAGCGAGACGAGCTGATCGACGAGGTTGTTGACGAGTTGCGCGCAGAGCCGCCCCTGGCGCTCCTCCCGCAGCCGATGAGCACCGACCAGGAGCGGCTCATGAACACGGTTCGGCGCCAGCTGAAGAAGTTGGTCAAGGAGGAGCGTGAGACGCCAACCGGCAAGGTCGTGAGCTACCGGGACGGCGTTGAGAACCACTTCGGACTGGCCATGACCTACGCCCTGATCGCCCAGGAGGTCCACAAGGTTACCCGCGTCGAGTACCGATCCGTAATCCCACGCCGCAGCCGGTTCGGAAAGGGGGCGTACTAGATGGCTGAGTTACTCGGGCCCGACGGCCAGCCGATCCGGCGCCAGCGCCCGATGACCCGTGAGATCGCCGTCGCCTCAGTCCGGGACCGGTGGAGCACCTACCCGTCGAACGGCCTTACGCCTGAACGCCTGACCGCCATCCTCCGCGAGGCAGACGCCGGCGACCTCTACCGGTGGGCCGAGCTGGCCGAGGACATGGAGGAAAAGGACACCCACCTCGGGAGCATCATGCAGACCCGCAAGCTGGCGGTCCTCGGTGTCGACTGGGAGGTCATGCCCTTCGACTCCGACAACGAGCAGGATGTGCAGGTGGCCGAGTGGGTCAGCTGGGCCCTAGATCAAGTCCAGGACTGGGAAGGCAGCTTGCTCGACATCCTGGATGCGCTCGGCAAGGGCATCTCCGTCTCCGAACTGATGTGGCAGATCCGGGATGGGCAAGCCCTGGTGGATCGGATCAAGTGGGTGCACCTGAAGCGGTTCCGCTTCGACGAGAACGACCAGCTGCTGCTGACCACCGACACCGACCCGATGGGCATCCCGCTCCCGGAGAACAAGTTCCTGGTGCACCGCTACAAGGCCCGCAGCGGACACGCCGCCCGGGCCGGCCTGCACCGGACGATCAGCTGGATGTACCTGTTCAAGAACTTCTCGATGAAGGACTGGGTCGCATTCGCCGAGGTCTACGGCATGCCGATCCGCGTCGGGTTCTACGACCCGAACGCCAGCGAGCAGGACAAGCAAGCCCTGCTGCAGGCCCTCATCAACATCGCCAGCGACGCTGCCGGCATCCTTCCCAAGGGTTCGGACATCCAGTTCATCACTGACCAGCTGCGGGCTGCAGGCGGCGACGTGTTCAAGGCCCTGGCGATGTTCTGCAACGCCGAGATGTCCAAGGCCGTTCTCGGCCAGACCCTCACCACCGAGGTGGGCGAGACCGGATCCTACGCCGCCAGCCAGACCCACCAGCAGGTGAGGCAAGACCTCCTGGAGGCCGACTGCCGTGCACTTGCCGAGGCGCTCAGGCAGCAGCTCATCCGCCCCCTGGTGCTCTTCAACTTCGGCCGCGCTGCGACCACCCGGCTTCCGTGGATCAAATTCCACTGCGAGCCGCCTGAGGATCTGGAGAAGAAGGCCAACACCTACAGGGTCCTGATCGCAGACATCGGCCTGCCCGTCGCGCAGGACTACCTCTATGAGGTGTTCGGGGTGCCCCGTCCCGAGGACGGGCAGCAGCTGGTGGTGCCTCCTGGAGGCAGACTCCCGGCTTTGCCCTTCTCCGCCCGGGATGACTTCTCGCGCCTAGCGCTGTCCAGTCGCACGAGCGCAGCCAACCGGCAACCTGTTGACCAGGTCATCGCGCAGGCCCGTGACCGGGCCGCGGAGATCATGGCCGGCCTGGACCGGCAGGTGCAGGACCTGGTACGCAGCGCCTCATCCTGGGAGGAACTGCGGGCCCGCCTGATCGAGCTCTACGCCGGCGCCGACCTGTCGGAGCTGGAGGAGCTGATCGGCCGGGCCACCATGGCGGCCGAGCTGTACGGCCGCTGGACGGTGCACCGCGATGGCTGAGGACCTGTGGTCCATCACCTGGCTCCAGCCCGAGGAGGCCATGGCCTACTGGCGGGAACGCCTTCCGCTCACCCAGGATGAGCTGCTGCGGATCGCCGAGGCCCACCGGATCCGCGCGTTCACGGTCGCCGGCGTCACGAGCCTCCAGTTCATCCAGGCAATCTGGGAGGCCATCGACCAGGCGATCGCCGAGGGCATCACGATGCAGGAGTTCGCCGAGCGCGTCACGGCGGTCGCTGAGAAGCGGGGGTTCACCGGCCTGGCGCCGCATCACCTGGACACCGTGTTCCTGAACAACGTGAGCTCCGCCTACATGGCCGGCCGGTACCGCCAGATGCGGCACCCGCGCACGCTGGAGAAGCGCCCGATTTGGGTGTACGACGCCGTCAACGACAGCCGGACCAGGCCGAGCCACGCAGCGCTGGATGGCATCGCCCGCAGGGCCGACGACCCGTTCTGGCGGGTCTACTACCCGCCCAACGGCCACCGCTGCCGGTGCGACGTGATCAACCTGACGCCCCAGGAGGCGGAGCGGCTCGGGATCCAGGTGGGCGAGGGTGTGCCGACAGATGTGGCCGGTCCCGACCCGGGCTGGGACCTCGACCCGGCCGACGCATTCGATCACTGGGAGCCTGATCTGACCGGTTTGCCGGATCCCCTGCGGGCCGCTTATGAAGCACGCCAACAGAAGGGCCGGTAAAGCACCTGAGAGCCCATCTGAGCCGCGGGGGTATCTAGGGTACACCCTCAACGTTGTAACGGGAGGTAACGGCCTTGTAACGCGTTGTAACGGGGTTCCGTTACCGAGGGAGGTGAGAGATTGCACCGACGGGCAAAGACCCTGAGTCCGATGGTGGCCCTGATCGCCCTGGCCAACGACCAGGCCGGAACGGTGCCCGAGTGGATCTGTCTGCTGCCTCACGGCCTGGTCCGCACCCTCAAGGGCGATTTCCTGGCCGACGAGCTGGCCAGGCAGGAGATCATCCGCAACTGGCAGGCCCGAGGGCTCGACGTGGTGTTCGACTACGAGCATGCGACGCTGAGCAAGGAGGGCACGCCGGCGCCGGCCTCGGGCTGGATCGTGGAACTCGCCGACCGCGGCGAAGAGGGGCTCTGGGGTCGGGTCCAGTGGACCGAACGGGCCCGGCAGCACCTGGCCAACCGGGAGTACCGGTATCACAGCCCGGTGGTGCTCGTGCGCAAGAGCGACAACCGGGCGGTGTACCTCCACTCCGTGGCACTGACCAACACCCCGGCCATCGACGGCCTGGAGCCGCTGGTGGCCAGCCTGAGCAACGTCGACCTGTTGCAGATCAGTTTGAAGGAGGGCTCCAACGTGGACGAGTGGCTGAACAGGCTCATTTATGTGCTCCAGCTCCCTGCGGATTCAACCTGGGATGACGTGTTCAGGGTCATCCAGAACCTGCGCAAGCGGTCGGAGGAAGCCGAAGCATCCGCCGAGACGGCGACCAGCGCGAACAAGGCCATTCTGGCGGCGCTCGACCTGCCCGAGACGGCGACGCCGGAGCAGGCCCGGGGCAAGATCCTGGCCCTCAAGAACCCGGCCGGCTATGTACCGATGGAGGAGCACCTCCGGGTGACCGGCGAGCTGAAGGCCCTGAAGGAGCAGATCGCCCGGCAGTCGGCCGAGGACCTGGTCGAGAAGGCGCTCAGCGCCGGCAAGATCACGCCGGCCCAGAAGGATTGGGCGATGACGTACGCCCTGAAGGACCCGGCCGGGTTCGGCCAGTTCATCGAGCTCGCGGCGCCTGTGGTCCCGCTGAACGAGGTCGCCGGCGGCAAGGGGCCGGCTAACCAGACCCCCACGGTGGATGACACCCAGCTGTACGTCAACAGCCTGCTGGGCGTCTCCGCCGAGGACTTCGAGAAGTACGGAGGTGCGAAGTAATGTCTCTCAGCCGTGACCGGAACACCCCCGAGCGGGCCGGCGACATCCTGGAGCTGCCGGTGGCCGCCAACGCCGTGATCCACGCCGGCGCTCTCGTGGTGGTCGACGCCGAGGGCTATGCAGCGCCAGGCTCCAAGGCGACCGGCCTGCGGGCGGCCGGCCGGGCCGAGGAGGCGGTCGACAACACCGGTGGCGCCAACGGCGACAAGTCCGTCCGGGTCCGCCGCGGCGTGTTCAAGTGGAAGAACGCCGCCGGCGACCAGGTCGGCGTGGCGCACCTGCTCGGTGACGCCTACATCGAGGACGACGAGACCGTGGCCGCCTCGGACGGCAGCGGGTCCCGCAGCAAGGCCGGCAAGATCCTGGGCGTCGAGTCCGACGGCGTCTGGGTCGAGACTCGCTAGGAGGGATAGCTACCATGATCGTAAACGGTGCGGCTCTGCGGTCCATCTACACCAGTTTCAAGACGATCTTCAACCAGGCCCTGGAGACGGCCCAGCCGCTCTGGCAGCGGGTGGCCACCGAGGTGCCCAGCAGCACGAAGACCGAGGAGTACAAGTGGCTCGGCTCGGTTCCGCGGCTGCGGGAGTGGATCGGTGAGCGCGTGATCCAGAACCTCTCCGCCTACAGCTGGACCATCGCCAACAAGTCCTTCGAGGCCACCATCGGGGTAGACCGTGACGATATCGAGGACGACTCGATCGGCGTCTACCGGCCCCTGGTGCAGCAGCTCGGCATGGCGGCTGCCCTGCACCCCGACGAGCTGATCTGGCAGCTCCTCAAGGATGGCTTCACCACCATCTGCTACGACGGGCAGTACTTCTTCGACACCGACCACAAGGACGGCGACGGGCCCGTCCAGTCCAACCGTAGCAACAAGAAGCTGAGCGCGGCCGCCTACGGCGCCGCCCGAGCCGCCATGATGTCCCTGCGGGACGAGAGCGGCCGGCCGCTGCGGATCAACCCGAACCTCCTGGTGGTGGCTCCCCAGAACGAGGGCGTCGGGCGGGAGATCCTGTACGCCGAGCGCCTGGCCAACGGGGCGACCAATATCTACCGCAACACCGCGGAGCTGCTGGTCGTGCCCGACCTGGCCGACAAGCCAGACTACTGGTTCCTGCTCGACACGACCAAGCCGGTCCGGCCGCTTGTCTTCCAGCGCCGCAAGCGCCCGGAGTTTGTCGCCCTGGATAGCCCCGACGACCAGAATGTCTTCATGAAGAAGCAGTTCCTGTACGGCGTCGACTGCCGGGACAACGCCGGCTACGGCCTCTGGCAGCTCGCCTACGGGTCCACTGGTGAGAGCGCCTAAGGAGGATGCGCACGATGGGAATCAAGATCATCTCCAAGCGGGCGGGTTTCCGCCGCTGCGGCATCGAGCACCCTGACAAGCCGGTGATCTACCCGAACAACCGGTTCACCAAGGAACAGCTGGCGCAGCTCAAGGCCGAGCCCATGCTGATCGTCGAGGAAGTCCCCGACGAGCCGGCCCACGAGGAGAAGCCGGCCAAGTCGAAGGGCAAGGGCAAGGGGGATCCCGACACGGGCGCTGGCGAGCCGGACGGCCAGACGGGCGACGGGTAGGTAGGTGGTGGCCATGTACGCCACCGTTCAGGATCTCGCCGACCGGGTCGGCTGGGACGTGCTGTCCGAGCTGGCCCGGGGCGAGATCGGCCCGGATGACCACGAGAGCCCGGCCTATAGCCGGGTAGTGTCGGCCATCGAGACGGCCACCAATTTGGTGGACAGCTACCTCCAGAGCCGCTACCCGGTGCCCCTGAACCCGGTACCGCAGGTGGTGTGCGACAAGACGGTGGACATCGCCCTCTACCAGCTTGCCAGCTGGCGGGGCCTGAACACCGAAGAGCAGGGTGAGCTGCTGGTGGCCAACTACAAGGCGGCCGAGGCGTGGCTGCGTGACGTGGCCAAGGGCCTGGTGAGCCTCGGTGGAGCTCCTGCCCCGCAGTTGCCTGGCACGGTCGAGTTCCACCACGGCAGGAGGGTCTTCTCCCGAGACAAGCTCCGGGGGTGGTAGGATGACCCTTACCGGCGACTGGAGGCGCCTGGCCGACACGCTCGGCCGGCTCGCCAAGCTGAGCACCGAGGACCTCGGCCGGCAGATTGGCGAGGCGCTGCTCCGGAGCACCAAGGAGCGGTTCCGGATGGGACGCGGTCCCGACGGTGAGCGCTGGGAGCCCAGCGCCCGGGTCCGCCAGAAGGGCGGGCAGACCCTGGTGAACACCCGCCGGCTGGAGCGGAGCCTCGGCTACCAGGTGAGGACCGGCGCGGTTGAGGTCGGCACGAACGACAAGCGGGCGGATGTCCACCAGCAGGGCAAGACCATCCGGGCCCGCCGCAAGCGAGCCTTGAAGTTCAAGGTCGGCAAGCAGTGGGTCATGGTCAAGCAAGTCAAGATGCCGGCACGTCCGTTCATCGGGATCTCTGACGAGGACGACGAGACCATTCAGCAGATCATCGACGAGGAGATTGGAGGGCGGTTGCGGTGATGCTGGACACCTGTCGGGCCATCCTGCTGGCTGCCCTCCAGCCTCTCGGGCTGAAGCAGATCGTCACCGAGGAGAAGGACGCGGGCGCCATCAAGGTCAAGCCGTACGCCGTCCTGGAGTGGGGCGACGAGGAGCTGACTCGCAGTCGCCGGCGACTCAGGCACACCGATAACCTGGCGGCCGGCACCCGGACCATTCACCAGCAGGTGGCGACCCGTTCGATCTGGTTCCGGATACGCCTGGTCGCCGACACGCCGGCGAAGGTCGACCAGCTGGTCACGCAGCTGATCACCAACCTGCCAAGCCGGGTCAGCGACCCTCAGCTAGGGAGCATCACCCTGGCACTCAGCGGAGCAGAGACCCCGGACAGCATCGGCGTCGTCGCCCGTGAGGCGCGCTGGGAAGGTCAGGTCCAGTTCCAGGCGCCAGTGATCGGCACCCGGACTGTACCCCTCATCAACCTGGCGACCGACCTGGTCGTCGAGACGGATCCTCTGACGTGAGGAGGTTCGACATGGCAGACAAGGAGAAGGCGCCGGCCCGGAAGCCCGAGCCGGAGCTGCACACCATCGAGGAGCTGGCGCGCCAGGTCGGCACGCCGCCCTGGATCCTGGCCGGGGCGAAGGTGCACTACGGCTGGGGTGCCGGCAAGCAGATGAGCGAGGCGGAGTACCGGCGGGCGATCGACCGGTTCCGTCGCTCACCGATCGGGGGTGAAGTGCGTTGATCAAGGTAACGATCCAG